CGCCGCCTGAAGTCAGGCGACCCTTCTTGTCGAAGCTGCGGGAGAAGGCGCCGGCAAAGGCCAGCAGGGTGGACTGCGCATTGGCTGCCCACTTGCTGCCGTCGGGCGCGGTGCTGGTCGCAAACCGCTGTTTGGTGGTCTCGGCCAGGTGCTCGCCGATGTCGGCCATCAGCGGCCGCAAGGACTCGGCACGGGCGGCCAGCTGCGCGAAGTAGCGCTGAACCTGCGCGTCCTCAATCTTGACGTCGACCTTCATTGCTCGTCGCCTGTCGCATAGGCCTGCGCCAGCCGCTCACGCAAGTCAGCCGGCATGCCTTCCAGGAAGGCACTGGCCAGGCGCTTGTCCCATTGCGTCATCTTGCCCGCCATCTGCTCGACCAGGTCAACCACACTGGCGCCCGGCTGGTATGCCCAACCTTTGTCGATTCCAACCGGCGCGCCGGTTCTATCGTCGATCGCGTCCCAGTCTGCCGGTAGTGCCTTGTCCGGATCGCCGCCGAGCGCACGCGCATCCTCACGCCGGCGCAGTCCAATGATTCGGCAGGAGCAGCCCCAGCCGTTTGGCGGTGCATGGGTCGACCAGAACGGATGGTCGGACGGCAGCACCAGGCCATCCCAAGCAAGATGCTGCGGCCGTGGATCCGCGGAGCCGCCGTGCCGGTACATCCAGAATGGAAACTCGCGCAGCTGCGCCAGCCGGCCGGCGGCGTAGCTGGTGGCGGTGTTGGTCCGGTAGATCACCCGAGTGCGCCAATTGCGCTCGCCGGTGTACTGCCAACCGTGCTTGCCGACGATTGAATCAAAGTCGCGGCGGAAGTCGGCCAGGCTGGTGCCGTCGACGATCGCTTTATCGACCGCCGCGGCGAAGTCCGTCAGCAGGTCGGAGGTTTGCGCACCGGCAATCATGAACGCGCGATCGTGCTGGTCTTCCCACAAATCATCCCAGCGCGACGTTGGCACCAGCTTGCGCAGCTTGTTGCGCCAGAACGCGATCTGCTCCGCGAAGGGCTCGCGGAATACCTGGCGCAGCTGCGGCGTTGCGGTGGCGGGATTCACGACGACTCCGCGTCAGCCTCGAATCGCCCGACCAGGTCAGCCACCGCAAAGCCGGCTTGCATGACTCGAACCAGCTTGTCCTGGTCGAGATCCGCAAATGCGTTCAGCAGGTGCTCGCGCAGCTCCTCCAGGCTGGTGGCCGAGTCGACAAGGTCGCGCACCTGGTCAAGCGTGGCACGCCACGGATCGGCGGCTTCGGTCTGGAGCTGCTCGGCGACCAGGTCGGCCGGCGTTTGCTGCCGGTCCTCTGCGTTCAGAGCGCGGTTGCTGGCTGGCGCTGGCGCCGGTGCAGGCGTAGCCGGCCGCATCTGGATCAGCTCGGCGCCTGGCTCAGGATCTGGCAGGCCCAGTTTGTCGCGCATCACACTGGTCTCAACCGTGAAGCCGAAAGGCGCGAGTGCCACGACCGCATCCACCAGCGCCTTTGTGTCCTCCGGCTCGGGCACCACCAGGCGCAGTTTCGGCAGCTTGCCTGGACCGAAGTTCAGGTCCATCAGCGCGCGCACCAGCTGGCGGTTCAGCGTGTTCTGCAGCGCCACCGCATCGGCGCTGAGCAGATCCAGCCGCACTTCGTTGTGCACCTTTGCCTGCGCCTGGCTGCTGCCATCGTCCGAGGTCATCGTCTGGCCCAGCACGCCCTTGGACACTTGACGGTCCCACCAGCTGGCCAGCTTCTCGAAGAAGTCGCCGGCGCCGGTGACCTGGGCGGCCTGCTCGAACTCGATCTTTACCGAGTCGGGCATCACGGCCGCGGCATCCGAGCCAAGGTTCGCCACCGCACTGATCAGCTTGCGGATGTCCTCCTTGCTGGCGCCGGGGCCGTAGCGGCCGACGCGCATCGGCAACCCGAAGATGTCGGCGAACGACATCCAGTCACGCCATGACCATGCCTTGCACATATAGGCCGGTGCCGCCAAGCGCGCCAGGCCGCCTCGAATCGGCAAGCCGCTGCGGATGCGCGGCGTGTGGACGATGAACTTGTACGGCGGCAGCGCGATGCCGCGCGCGGTGTCCTCGGCATCGAGCAGGCGCAGCTCGCGGCCGGTGTCCTGGTCATAGCGGAACCAGCGCTGGTCGCGCGGCTCAAAGCGCGGCCGCCACTCCTTGCCGGAGCGGTCCCAGATCAGCTCTGCCACGGCATAGCCCTTGCCCAGAGCGTCGACCTGCTCGGCCAGCATCTCGCCGAACTCGGGCTCGTCGATCAGCTCGCGCACGAAGTCGGCTCGGCGGACGTCCTCGGCCGCATCGCTCGCCGACTCGACCACCACCTTCAGCCCGCTGACCGCCAGCTTGCGCGTGCCCAGCACCGAGGCGTAGTGCATGTCGCGCTCTTCCATCTCCTCGGCAAGCGTGAGGTATTGGTGCGCGTCGCCTTCGGCTGCGGCCTCCAAGATGCGGTGCAGCCGCGCTGGCGTCAGCCCGACAGTGACCGACGGATTCCAGACCTGCCGGATGCCGGTCAGCGACGGCGCCGAGATCTCCTCGGTCAGCACGTCCAGTTCGATCGGCCGGCCGCGGTGGTCGACGATGCTTGAGGTGGCCATCACCAGATCCCTTCTTTGTCACGCCAGCCGCCACCGCGCCGCAAGCCGAACTCCTGCTCGCGCTCGGTGTGGGATTGGACGCGGTGTGATTCGTAGACCTCGACCGGGAGGCGCGAGGCGTAGTGCATCAATGCGATGGCGATCGCGGCGTCGCCGTGGCGCTGGCCGCCATCCTTTCCGGTCGACTTGCCGTCGGGCACCCGAGCGACGCCCTTGAGTACCTTCACCGCGCGCAGGTCCGCCAGCACATCCTTGTCGCGCGGCAGGCTGATGCCATCGTCTTCGAAGGCGGCCTTCAGCGGCGGCATCTCCTCGCGGTACCAGCTCTCCGTGAACATCACCAGTTCGATGCGGTTCCAGCCGTACTTCTGGGCGGCGAACTCGGCCAGCGCGTGGCCGTTGCCTCGGGCGTCCATCGCGCCCTTCACGAACTTGGGCATGCGATCGCAGACGTACTCGAGCACTTCAGTCTGCTGCTTGTGCGGCATGTTCCGCAGCTCCAGCATGAACGGCACACGCCGGCGCAGGTTCTGCTCGATCTGCGCGGGCGCCATCACGGACAGATCGCCCGACCGGCCGAAGTCCCAGCCGAACATGCTCTGCAGGTCCGGATCCATCGCGTCGAGCAATGGCTTGACTTCAAGGTCAAGCCACTCGCGGATCTCGGCGGTCCGCGCGGCGTCTGGCTCGCGCTCGAATCCAGGCCTGCAGGTGTAGCGCAGCACCGGCGCGTCGGCCATGCGTGCCTCGACCAAGGCGCTCGATAGCCAGGCGCCGCTGCCCTGGCTGGGAATGACGTCCAGCTCTTCGGTGGCGTCGTCGCCGTAGAACTCGTACACCTCGTCACGCCAGATCTGTTCGCTCTCCGCGCTCCAGGTCAGGCCCTTGCGCAAGCAAACGCGCCGGTACAGCCCGTCGGCGATCGCCTCGTCGAAGGTCGTGCGGTGCACCGAACCGCGGCGCTTGCCGGCTCGGATCTCCTGCACCAGCTCGTTGAACGGGTTCTGGTCGCCATCGTGGGTGGAGATCACGCGCACCCGGCCGCCCCAGATCAGGAGCGCCAGCGCGGCCTTCAGCAGCTCGCCCAGTTGCCCATGGAAGGCCGCCTCGTCGATGACCACCACGCCTTGCTTGCCGCGCAGGTTGGCCGGCCGGCTGGACAGCGCAACGATGCGGAAGCCCGACGCAAAGCGGATGGTGTAGGTCTTGATGGCGCGTTCGTCATTGCCATCCTTAAAGACTTCCTCGCCTTCCTCGATCGCACCGGCCGCCTGGCTGAACACGCGCGCCCACATGGCACAGGCCTCGATGTATTCGATGGCCATGTCCATGTTGTAGCCGATGTAGTAGCAGTTCTGGCCGCCGGCGGAGAGCTCACTCGCGGCGGTCAGCACGTTGTCCGCAGCCTCGGCCCAGGTCAGGCCGATTCGGCGGCTCTTCTCAGCCACCTTGAGCTGGCTTTTATCGGCGATCCAATCGGCCTGGTAGTCGAGCAGGACCGCCGGCGACTCGGCATCAAAGAGGGCCGCGTCGGTGGCCGGCAGCTGAGCGCGCAGGTTGCTCATGCAGCAACGCCGAGGATCTGCTTGCGGATCGCGTCGGCGGTCTCCTGTGTCAGGCCGGCCGTCTT